GCTGTCATTGCTGTCAGTGTTTCCTTGGGTGCTTTGGCCTGTCTGGCCTGATTGAAAACATCACGCAACACCTCAACTGTTTCAGCTTTGGTTGCCTCTGCTAACCAGTCACGGGTTTCTGGTTGTCTGTTTCGGATTTCCTCAGAGGATGCCACGCCCTTTTTTGTGTCTACGGCAAGAGCCGCAACCATAGCCCTGCCCCAGGCGGCTGTTTCGGCGTTCTGGACCTCTGAGTCTCTAGTGAATCTGGTGGGCCCTGGGACAGGCTCCCACGCTGTTCCAATGCCAGGGTTAGTGTCCTCAGGTGAGCGGTATGCGGCGGCTGTGTAAACCACCCAATCCTTGCCACCAAAGTCAGATAGGAACTCTAGGCTGACTTGCCCCAGATTTCCGTCTGGGAACTTCTCACGAAACTCCACAATGCGGCTGGCTACATCTATGTAGTCCAGCGGTCCCTTGTAATCAGACATCAGCCAACCTCACTTCAATCTGGTCAGTTATGGTGAGCCAAATGTCTATGCCGCCAACCAGGATTGCCACCTGGTCAGGCATGAAATAATCAGACCTGACACCTTGGACCTCTCCCACAATGTAAGTGTTCTCATTATTCGGGCGCTTGATTGTCAAATCAACCAAGTCACCAATGGTTAGTTCTTGGGGGTTCATTAGTTCCCTTTCTTAGTCACTAAAAACGGCGTTCCAGACCCTCTGGATTGCCGACTAAACATGTGCTGGCCGTTGACCATTCCACGCTTTGCATCTCCCATAGTATCAATAACCTTACTCTTGAGTGCAAGCGCCACAGCCTTGGCTTTAGATTCTGCCTCTAGTGCGGCGGCCAAATCAACACCAACATCACCTAACTCAACCTGTGAATCCTGAATGTTTGGGTTCATTCGCCTCACGCTTTCATAGGTGCTGGTTGATCCATCCCAATCTGGTGCCGTGTTTTCATCAACACACTCTAGGAATTGCTCCACCATCATCATGTCTGCCGATTGCTGGAACACATCAGCCTTGACCTCAAACTCACGATAGTCAGACCCGCCGATAAGAACAGCCACATAAGCCTTTTTTAGACCAAGGGTGCTCATGTACCATTGGACCTGCGTGAGGTAATAACTAGGCACACCGTCAGCCCAATCATCTGGGTATTTTGCGGTCTTGATTTCCACTACGCTGAGGGTGCCGTCAGGTTCTACGGCTAGTCCATCAACATTGGCAATCTGGAATGAGTGCTCAAGGCTTTGCCAGGTCCCAACATCTCGCTGGATGGTTAGATCTGGGTGTTCATCTTCGAACTTGTCCAGCACAACGCCCTCAAGTCTGCGGCCCCATTCCATTGGTGGGCTGTCTGGTACATGATCAGGAATGTGCCCTGAGAACTTTGCCCAAGCCGTGTACGGTGACTCCCACTTATTTAGCCCCGCTATGGTGCCAACCAAAGACCCGCCCACCTTGCCCTTTCGTAGTTCATGCCACTCTGGCTGGGAGCTGTCAAATGTTCCCAAGTGCTTTGCTGTTTGGATTTGCATGTTGTCCTTTCAATGTGTAATGATTTCACCATACACGAAAGGTAAGACATTGATAAAACTAAATGATGTGGGCATCTGGGACATGAACTGTTCCAAATGTCACACTATGTTCACGGAGCAAACCACACAAATCCCTATGAGCATGTCAGAGGTGATGAAGCTTGGCTGGAAATACGGCTGGAGCATTAGCCGCTCAGAGCACCAGATGTGCCCAGGGTGCTGGAATGTTTGAGACCCGCCACTCTAGAGACCTTTGGAACCAACTGAATGAAACCATTGAGGAATCTAGGGTGATTCCTGGATGCCGTGATAGCGATCCTGAGGCATGGTTTCCGCCTGAGACCCCAGGAATAGGGGCCGCTTACAATGTGGCCAGAAAACTCTGTGCCAAATGCCCTGTCCAGCGGCTATGCCTTGAGTATGCCATGGCCAACAATGAGGCCCACGGGCTTTGGGGCGGGCTAACACACAGAGAGCGTGTGAAGCTGAAAAGGAAACTATAATTTAGGCACAAAAAAAAGACCCCCAGCGATTGGCTAGGGGTCTTTTTTGTTGGGGTAAGAGACAACCCCACCACGCCATTACACGGTGATGGGGTGTTAATTATTTAGGCTTTGGATTTAGCCACGATTGATGTTAGCACTGATAGCAAAGCGGCACCAGCTGAAACGCTAATCAGTCCAGCGTAGTCAATGCCAAAGAGGCCAACACTTCCAGCTCCAAGGGCCGCAATTGCCGCCTGTGCAAATGTCTTGATGGCTCTCTCGCCAGCGTAGCTCCAAAATTCTAATGTAAAGATCTTCATGGTTCTAGGTCCTGTCTGTTATTTCTCTTGATGTCCTCAAAGGTTGCTGAGGCTGTGTAGGCGGTCACAATTATTGTCAGCAAAGCTATGCCGCCAGTGACCAGGTTATTACTCACGCCTGTGTCCCAGAAAAAGGTCAGGGCCCCAAACAGAATGATGGCAACTGCCAGCCTGTAAGCGCCATAAATTAGCCGCCGTCTAAACTTCCAGTTATCGGTTTCGGTCTTGACCTCGCCGCCTAGAAAAAACATGCCATCAATGGCTGTCAATCCTAGCTTTTTTAGAGTGGCCTTTTGCAACACTTGCACACCTCTGGTTTCTTTTTCAGTTGTTTGTTGATGAACTTGGCTATGTCATACACCTTGCCATAAAACACACCCTTGAGGGATGTGCTCAGCGTAATGTGCAAATGTGCGCCACGGCTGGCAGAGCCCGTGTTTCCGATTCGCCCAGCTGGGTCACCCTTTTTTAGCATGTGACCTGGGGCCAGTCTGACCATACAGGTTGAGCCGTCAGTGTGCTGTGAGGACCCTTGACAATTTATGCCATGAGCGTTGCAAGACAGATGGCAATAACCAATGTAATGAATCCCAGTTGAAGCCGCTTGAATCATCACCCAGCCAAGAACATCAGACCACTGGACAGATACGCACTCTCCGTCAGTGACGGCTGGAATGAGCGCATTAGCTCCAGGTGCGTAGTCAGTTCCCCTGTGCGGGTTAGTTCGCCTGACGGTCACGCCAAAGCGGCTGGTGATCGTGCTCTCGGGGAATGGGTGCTGCCACCTAGACAAGGTTGATGGTCCTGCCTACGGCAAATGAAGTGTTAAGCTTCATCAGCTGGAGGGCGTATTCGTGCCTGGTCATCCCCTCTGGGAGGTGTAGCTGGGCAACCGTCAGAATGTTTTCACGCTCAGCCATGATGTGGGTGGGTGCTTTTTGCGGCGGCAAAAATTCATCAGCGGGCACAAAGTCCCAATCCCGAAACTCAGCATTGGTTGTGTTTTTCTTTTTAGTCATTAGCCTTTCCGTTTCTTTGGCTTGTATTTTTTCATAGTGTTCCCGTCAGTTGGTTGACAATTCCAAGGACAGCACCGACCAGGGCGGCCCAAGCTATCTTTTCAATCCAAGCATTTTTGGCTTGCTGAATTTCTAGCTGGGCAACCCGCTCAGGAACCGTGTCCAAGTAGCCAAGTTTTGCCGTGAGTTGAATAAGTAGGCGTTCATTTTCCAGTTGCTTGCCGTAAAGCATTTGGAGCGTGACCCTAGCGTGAGGCTCTTTTTCTTCCATTACTCAGGTGCGATTTCTGGCTCTGGCTCTGGTCGAATAGCTGGGTGATTGTCAGGTGAGTTGCCCGCCACGAATTCACTTAGAGGGTTTAGCAGTGAAGCGATAAATACTTCTGCCCAATCCGTTGCCTGAGCCGCATCTGCCCAAGGGGTTACATCTGGCCAGTCTGGCTGAAACATAAAGGGTGCGCCGCTCTCGTTTGGGGTTTCGTTATCCCAAATCCTGATGGCGTTATCGGTGTCAATTTTAAAGCGGTATCGTGTCATTGTTTTCTCCTTTATGGAAGGCTGATTAGTGGGGATTTTGGTTCTAGGGAAAGATAAGAATTTATTGCTGGGGCGCTTATTGTAGTGATGATTCCCGAGTCACCTCCGGCAGCAAAAGTACCGTCTCCAAACATTACGGTTCTGACAGTAGTAGTACCAAAGCCCGAAGTCCTACTAGTCCAACTGGTTGCATTTGTTGAAGTGGCCAATTCGCCGTTGTAAGCTACAGCGACATAAACCCCATCACCATAAGTAACGCCATAAGCATTATTTGAGAACCCTGATGTTCGACTAGTCCAAGTTATTCCGTCAGTTGAAGTTGAGAGCTTTCCTGTCGCTCCGACAATTACATAAAGCCCATCGCCGTATGTTACACCCTGAATAACACTAGAACCAAACCCTGATGTTCTAGTTGTCCAAGTTATGCCATCGGGTGAGGTGGTCAACTTTCCTGAGTCACCGACAGCGACATACAGCCCATCGCCGTAAGTCACGCCATAGATAGTAGTAGTCCCAAACCCTGATGTCCGAGTTGTCCAAGTAGTCCCGTCGGGTGAGCTGGTCAAGGTTCCTGAGCGACCGACAGCGACATAAAGCCCATCTCCATAAGCCATGGCTTCGATAACCGTTGAACCAAAGCCTGATGTTCGACTAGTCCAAGTTATTCCGTCTGGTGAACTGGTCATTGTGCCATTTCCACCACCCAAAACATAAAGCCCGTCTCCGTAAGTTACGCCACGAAGATAATTAGAACCAAAGCCTGATGTTCGACTAGTCCAAGTTATTCCGTCTGGTGAAGTGGTCAAGGTTCCTGAGTTACCGACAGCAAGAAAAAGACCATTACCAAAGCCAATTGTATAAACTGGAGCTGTCCCAAACCCTGATGTTCTTGATGTCCAGTTGTCTAAGTCAATCACTCCACTAGCAGCTACCAAAGTGTCTATGCCGCTTGTATAATTTACCAACCCAGAGTTACCGTTTATAGATACCCCGCCAACTGTCAGAGCCCCGATTGAGGCAACCGAGTAAAGACCCGCTTCTAGGTTTACTGTGTAAGTTCCCCCCGCTGTGATGTTGTAGTAAAAGCCGCCACCTCCTGCATCTGCCCAAGCGGGAGCGCCGTCAACCACTGTCAAAACTTGGTCATCTGCCCCAACGCCTAAGCGTGAAGCTTGACCAGTTGCGTCACCAACTACCAAGTCACCCTCAGTGCTTATCGGGTCAAAGAATCCAACCCAACCAGTGCCGTTCCAAGATTCGTGAGACTCAATCGTAGTGTTGTAACCAAGGGTCTGATAAGCGGTTGGGTTCGCTGGTCGTGTTGCCGTTGTCCAGATGCCGATTCGGTTGCCCATAAAAGTGCGTGTGTCCACCAACATCCCCGAAGTGATTGCCACGGTGCTGGCTGGGATTGTCAGCGTTGAAATTGGGAGCTGATAGATACCCGTTGCGCTTTGCGTCAGCGTGGGTGCTACTGGATCAGAGGCTACTGCCGTGCCAGAAACAATCTTGGTCACAATCGTGTTGGCCTCTGGGTCTAGCTCAACCACCACAATGTCAATGCGGGTGTTCACGCCCGCCGAAGTAACTGCCAAAACTAGGTCACTTGTGTTTATGTAATAGTGGCCTCTAATGAAAGCCTTACCTGCCGCAATGGTTAGGTTGAGGTCTGAGCCCGTGACCGTGATGCCAAGCTCTGTGCCAGTGGGTGAGCCTTGAACCCCAGTCTCTTGAAAGTTAGTTGCCCACTCTGAAAACTGAGACTCTGTGGTGTCTATGTTTTCAAATGGGAATGATTGCTCTGCCATTTATTTTCTCCCTTGAATTGCCTGAATTTATTTAGTTCTAACTGAATTGGGTGGAGCTATTGCCGCTCTAGGTTTGAGACTCTCTGGTCAAGTTGCTGTGTCTTTGCCAACACCCTTGCTTCATACTCTATGCCAACTGGTGTCCCTACCGTTGCGCCAAGGCGTACACCATCAAATGAAATTGAAATGCCAACCTCTGTCACCACGGCGCTTGCCTCTAGGTCATTGATGACCACGGTGACCTTATCGCCAAGGTACCAAT